GCAGACCCCTGCTGTGGATTCCGGAAATAAAAAGCAAGAAAAACTAATAAGTACAAGAAAATAGTGTAAATTATTTATGCTGTGTTATTATAACTTTGAGGGTGTGTGTTTTTTCTGTCGGTCTTCTGTTCTTTTTTTTCGAGCCAGGCTTTATATTCCGGGAACATCCTTTCAAATTCCACTTCCAGCCAGGCTTGTTCCCTGGGCGTTGCATCTCTCCAAAACTCATCCAGCCACATCTTTATTTTCTCAATCGGTATGTCGGGAAGTTTTGTCAGATTGGGTTTATCTTGTGTGCCGGAGACAGCTGCTTTCTTATATTTCTCACCCTCCCCGGTGAGAAACCAGTTAGTATCAATATCGTATTTATTAGTGATACAAATAATGTATTCGATTTTTATTGTATATCTGCCAGACTCCATTCCAGCATAAAAGCCCTGAGAAACTCCTAAAATATCAGCCATTTGCGCCTGTGATAGTTTTAGTTGTTTTCGAACATCTTTTAATCTTTTTGAAATTTCTAAGTTGTCATACATATTTTTCCTTGACAAATATTAGCCACACAACTATTGTTGTTATTAGCAACATTGAAAACATAGCACGACACAGGAGCACTGGCAATATCTAAATGATAGGTCAGATGTAAAGATCCTGACAGGGGCGGGACCGGAGCAGATGACCTAAAAACAAGAAAAGGGGGCAAAAAATGGAAATCGTAAAATTTAACAACGAACAGTTCGGTGAACTAAGAATTGCAGACATTGGGGGCAACCCTTGGTTTATGGCAAGAGATGTTTGTTCAATCTTAGGCCTTGAGAATGTATCTCAAAAGTTAACAAGTTTAGATGATGATGAAAAGAGTTACATCATTTTAAATGATGTAACTGTCAACGGAGGGACCCCCAAAAAACTCATAGTTAGTGAAAGCGGATTTTATTCGCTGGTTTTATCCAGCCGGAAGCCTGAAGCCAAGAGTTTTAAGAAGTGGGTGACATCGGAAGTGTTGCCGTCGATTCGCAGGACCGGATCGTATTCATTGTATGAGCGTGTGGACAGTGCCGATCTTTCGATGAAATGCGAATTCCTGAAGCAGGTGAGGCTTTCCGCACAAAACTTGCCTGGCTGGCAGCGGAGACAGGCTATTGTGCAGAGCCTTGAGTCTGTGGGCCTGCGTGTCAAAGCCGGCATAAATGATGAAACGGCTGATTTCGTAAATGCCGTTGTCACAAAAGATATCCAGTATTTCGAGCACTTGAAAGAAAATCACCCTACCCTTTACGATTCGATTGCCAGCAATTTTGAGCGCAATAGAATCAGGAGCAATGACATAATAAAGGCTTACCAAATCATGTGTAACCCAACACTTTCTTCAAAAGCTGTGATGGCAAAAATCAGGGAGTATGACTCCCGCTTTTCCGTATCAGAAGTAAGCCGTATTAGCTCAGAAAAGTACTACAAAATACAATAATAGGAGAAAAAACAATAATGAGAAAAAAGGATTTAACAAAAACTATCAGGGGGAGGCTTGACAACCTGAAAAAGAGGATTGCCTGGCTTGAAGAGCTGCAGAAATACGGAGTAAGACAGGCTGATATTCATGCCCGTACAGGTGTTTGCAGACCTGAGATAAGCAAATATTTTGCAGGTCTCGGGGATAATGAGGAAGTAGAAGAGGCAGTATTACAAATACTGCAGGAAAAAAGAAAAGAGGTGAAGAAATGCATGGCGGAAAAATGAATGTAAATATTGAGTGCCCGTATTGTGCAAAAGAAATAATTTTTTCAGCTGAAGACAGGCTGGAGATAGTCAGATGCGATGACTGCAGAAGAAGCTTTGTAATAGAGCTGAAAATTGAGCCGGTAATATATATCCAGGCTAAGCTCAGTCAGCGGGAAAATATCGAGAGGCTCAAAAGCAATATGAAAGATCAGCAAGACGCCGGAGCACCGAGTGAATACGAGTCCAGGATAACAGGCACCAGGTCAATAACAATTTCGGGAGAAGTCATAAAGACAATAAGGAATTACGGCATAGAAAACTCTATGACACAAAAACAGCTGGCAGAAAAAATCGGTATTAAATATCCCATGTTCAACAAAATAATGCAGAATCTCAGAGGCGGTGAGGAAAACTGCAAGAAGGTGCTGGCGTTTTATCACGGGATCTGTCCGGTAGGTCAGTACACTGAAGCCAGGAGCTGAGAAAATGACGTTATTTCTTAATCATCTCCCGGAAGATAACATCAGGATTATCAACCGGAGGCTGGAGAGCGAATTAAGAAAGTACCAGATAAGAGCTATAGCTCTGCAGGCAGAGAACGAGAGCCTGAAAAGAGAGCTGGAAGCATGTAAAAAGAACACGGGGCTAAATAAAAAGGGAGAGACGAGATGGGAGACGGATATAAGATAACACAGCAATTAATGTACGAGCTTCGTTTCGTACACGGGCTAAGTCATGAAGATATCGGGAGATATTTAGGATTGAGCAAGAAAACTGTAGACAACTATCCGAGGCAGGCACTGCCCTCGCTGGAGAATTTTTTGAAGATGATAAAACTCAGACGCGTGGATGATACGCTGACACTATTTTGCAAAATGTCCGGAGGTGTTTTTGTGCGCCTGCCGGAAGTGAGACACAGCGGATCTCATATCCTGCAGCAGCTTTCGGAACTTTCAAAAGATTTCGGCGGAACAGTCGAAGCTGTCAGCGGATCGGTAACTCCCCAGTCTGAAGAGGGTGCCAAGCTTTCAAAGAAAGAAGCAAAAGAAATATTATTAACTCTTGCACCTCTCATCCTCTGCGCTGAAGAAATGGTGCAGTATTTGTCAGAGGTAATAAACGGTAAAAAAACAAAAAGGCGGGTGATATAAAATGGATGTGAATAAAGCAATAACAGATGTAGTCAGCAGCAGCATCAGAGAAGCGCTTGAGGGTGTGGATCATGAATTGACTAAAAATGTTTTGGAGCAGGCCGAATCATTGAAAAATATCGAAAAATACAACGCTAATTCACTCCTGAATGAATCGCAGGTTTCCGAGCTGACCGGCATTGCTGTGCCTACCCTGAGAAAATGGCGTAATGAAAAGCGTGAGATCCCTTATATCAGAATGGGAAATTCCGTCAGGTACAAATACAGTGATCTACTGGATTATATCAAAGCGAACACCGTGAAGGTTATGCAGGGCGGCCGTGTTGCAGGAGGTGACGTATGAGCCCGGATGTAAAAAAAAGAGTGGGTGACACACCACGGGGGTGCGTGCCGTGCTGATGCTATCCGCCGGAAAACATATCACAGAGGGATTTAAGAAAATAGTCATACCGTTTGTCCGTCTGCACGAAGTCACAGCCAGCTTTAATTACAGCGCCGGCATATACAGAGACGGATACAGACACACCGGCAAGCTGAAAGAGATAGGCAATCTTTTGATATTTGATTTTGATGACGGCACTCCGATTGATGAAACTGCTGAACGGTTTGCCACATTTGAATCAACATGCCTGATAGTGACAAGCAAAAGTCACATGAAGGCAAAAGGAGATAAGCCTGCGTGCGAAAGGTACAGACTGATAGTCCCTCTGTCTGCTCCGCTGGATATTGAGCTCAGGGAATATACTGAGTTTTATATATATTTTGCGGAGCTCACCGGCATCGAAAATGCAATAGATTCACAATGTAAGGATTGTGCCCGTTTCTATTTTCCGAATCCTGATCAGCAGGTCAGATATATAGAAACAGGCAGAGTCTTTGACACGGAGACTCTTGTGGAAAATTTCCGGGGGTGGAAGAAAAAACGCCGTGATGATGCTGATAAAAAGAAGCGGATAGAATATCGCTCAGCCGGCAAAAAGAGATCCCGGGAAAACACATCAAGCTCAAAAATGAAAAAAAATGAACTGCCTGCAAACACCATAATAGAAACCAGAAAAGGGACATATCAATTCAGTGATTTTGAATATCTACAGATTGATCAGACTGTGCCCTGCCGCTGTGCCGATCCCGCCCATGAAGACAAAAACCCGTCTGCTTTTGTGGGGCGGAGTAAAGAAAGCGGGAATCTTATGGTGACATGTAAAAGCTGCGGGTCTGTTTATTTTATGCATTCAGAAAAAGAGGGGGCGTAATGTTTTCGGAATTTGTGACATTAATTAATAAGCCTGAGTACGTAGTGGAGCTTACCGGTGACAAGATATATATGTACAAAGGCAAAAGCTGGATACTTTTAAAGCCTGCAGAAATAATGGACAGCAGCAGTATCAACACAGTAGACAGGCTGAAAAGGTATTTAAAAGACCGGAGTGAAGATCTCGACCGCACTGTTGATAACTACATCAGGCGGGCTTTCTATGAGTGAAGAGCAAAAAAAGTATGAACTCAAAAAAGAGATGCTCCCGGTTGAACAGCTCAAGCAGTATGACCTGCGAGAAGAAGATGAATATATTGATTACAGCAAGTTTGAAGCAAATAACTGGAAGCGCCTCGGCGTAGAAAACAATACTCTCCAGGAGATATACGAAAAAGGCGGGGCTGTCTGGCAGGATTTCGACGGCTCGACAGTGTATCGGCCACATCATGAAGAGGATATAATTAAATTTGAGAGTGATAAAAAAGCCGCCCAGGCAATCGCGAATTTCCTGGACAGAAAAAAGGTAAAGCTCTGGCAGGGTTCTGGCTCGGGTGAGAATTTTCAGCCGCCGGATGTGTACGTCAATGAGGTGCTGAGCGTTAAGGAGCGTTTTACTGTGTTCTGCAATTCTGAATTCTACAGGCATAACAATCTTTGGTACAGAACAGGTTTTCGGCCGACAGAGTTTATGAAGATAAAGCGGAAAAAATATAATTATCCGGAAACGATTTTGAAACTTATTCAAAATCTGTGCAATGAAAACGTGACGTATTTCGAATGGGTAATAAACTGGCTTGCCGGTTATTTCCAGACTCTCAGGAAAAGTCAGGTATCTTTACTGATGCGTGGTGATCAGGGCTCCGGCAAGGGTGTTCTGTTTAACAAGGTACTGGCTAAGCTGTTTGGTGAGCAGTACTGTGTAATTGTTGATTCGGACAGGCTTGATTCTCAATTCAAAGGCTGGGTTGCGGAGACGCTGTTTTTTAATCTCAATGAGATAGCTGTTGATATGAAAGGCAGGAAAAGCATCAAGAATTTTTTGAAACAGCTCGTAACAGATGACAAGGTGCAAATAGAAACAAAACACAAAGATGCAAAAGAAGTAAGGATCTACGGCAACATACTGATAACGAGTAATGAAGCGTTCCCTATAGAGATCGAGTCCTCCGATCGCCGTTTCACAGTCATGAGGACGGGAAAAACATTTAAAGAAAACGGCTGGGATTATCAAAACATGGTAGAGGATATAAACAACGAGTTGGAAGATTTTGCTGTGTATCTTAAACAGACAAAAGTTGACTGGAAGATGTATCACACCGCTCTGGAAACACCGGAAAAGACAGCAATCGTTGACGCTACAAACAGTCAGACAGTCATGTTTATCAAAGCGGTTCTGAAGAAAGATATATCGTTCTTTGAGGATCTGAAAGATGAAAATTATGACATTTACAATGATCTGAAGAGAGGTTTTAGAGAAAATATGGTGCTCCAGACTGCCCTCACAAGAGCTTACGATGAGATGTTTGAGAGTAAGAAGAGCTCAAAACGTATTATGTCAGATATCAGGAAGCTTGAACCGAACTATTTCGGCAAGCACAGAGTGCAAAAAAAATACGGTGCTAAATATTTTGAGCTTGATCCCGGGATTGAGTTCATCGATATGGATGCCGTAGAGGATGAGAGACAATGAGACAGGTAAATATCCTCCAGGAATTTACAACAGACTTTATGGATGAGCAGAGCTGCCGGCGCTTTATTGCAGGCCTGCTGCATGAAAAGCCAGCATGTCCCGCCTGCGGTGAGCCTGTAAAAAATTTGGAACGTTTTTACTCCGGACGCTTTGTGAAATGTCAATGCGGTAAACGCTACAACTGGGCTACCGGCACAGAGCTATCAGGAATAAAAATCAAATGCTCAGCATTGGTGTTGCTGATGCTGCTGTATGAAACGAATCTGTCAGACACACATGTGGCAGAGATTCTTGATATAGATAGAGAGACAGCGCGTTTGTGGCGCCTGCGCGTCAAGGGTGACTTATGATGGAAAAATATGAGCGGCTTAAATCTGTCCTGGATTCTGATTCTCTCGGCATTCTGGAAGGTATGTACTATGAATATAAAGCCGCATTGGAAACTTGCAAAGAAAGTAAAAAAACATCCGATCTGAAATATTTTTCAAAATGTAAAAATGATCTTGAGCATACAATAAACGAATTCTGGGAGATACATTTTCCAGAAGATGAATACTTTAAAAACGTAAGCGAAGTATACGAATATTTAAAGAATCTGGGATATGGGATAGCAAAGCGCACAGTGTATCAGCACAAAGAGGAAGGGAAACTAACATATGATCCCAATTTTGGAATAACGATAGATGACGTAAATAGATATGCTGAACGGTATCTATCCTCCCCGGAAAAGGAAGCAAGCTTAACTGACAAAAAAATAAGAGCTGATTTAGAACTAAAAAAAATACGACTTGAAAAAGAAAGGCTTTTTATAGCTGAAAAAGAAGGCAAGCTTATCCCTCGAGATGTCGTTGGGGCAGAATTTGCAGCTCGTATAGAAGAGATAAAAAGAGCTTTTGAGGAAATAGAGGCAACATTGCCTGTCGTACTTTCAGGCTTAACCCCTGAAGAAATAAAAAAAACACTTCGAACGAAGTTTGACAGTATGCTTTCCAGCTATTCGAGAAAATTGGAGTCGCTAAAATGATAACAGAATATTTTGAGACAGAAGCCATGGCTGCTCAGCCGAGAACATATATGCGTGGCAGCGAATGGGCGGAAAAATACAGAGTACTGACAAGTGTTACATCAAGCATTACTGGAAAGTGGCAAAACCAGGTATTCCCACATGCATCAGGCATACTTGATACTCTTGTGCATGAGAATGTGTCTGAAGTCAGTTGGGTATCCGGTACACAAAACGCAAAAACAGAAACTATACTGAACGCAATTGGCTTTTTGATTCACAATAAGCCTGCCTCAATGATGCTAGTAATGCCAGAAAAAGATGATTGTAGATCTATCAGCAAAGTGAGGCTGCAGGATATGATAGAGAATGCAGCGGACGGTATCTTGAGAACACGTTGCGAATTGCCTGATGTTCGTAAAGATATTTTTAACATCCCTTTCGTGGGTGGCATGCTCTATCTTGCCTGGGCGACAAGCGTGAATAGGCTTGCATCAAGACCAGTGAAATACTTGTTTTTAGACGAAATTGATAAATATAAAGATATCCCCAGACATGGAAATCCGGAATCTTTGGTTACAGAAAGGCTCAAAGCTCAGATCAATACAAAGATATTGCGTGCAAGCTCTCCAACTATTGAAGAAGGCGCTATCTGGACAGCCGTCCATTCCGCAGACTATATTTTCGAGAGATATGTGATCTGCCCTGAATGTAACAACAGGTTTGTTTTTATGTTTTCTCAGATTCGATGCGGAGAGGACGGCGTGTATTATGAGTGTCCTCATTGTTCTTCTTTTTTGCATGATAACAAAAAACCTAAAATGCTCAGTTCAGGGATGTGGTTGACAGCTGACGGACAGGATCTGCAGTCAGCTCTTGAGAATGGTTCAAGCTTGCATATAGGCTTTAAGTCCAGCTCTTTTTACAGTCCCTTTATTTCATTTACGGATATATATAACAAATACCAGGAGTCTAAAGGAGATATTGAAAAAAAACGTGTGTTTCATAACGGCTGGCTTGCGTTGCCGTATGATCCTATGCAGGAAATAGAGCAGCATACAACAGAAGATCTGAGAAAACGTGTTGAAGATTATGATATTCTGCCGGCGGGTGTATGTGTCCTGACCAGTGCTACGGATGTTCAACACAACCGGCTTGAGACTCTTGTAATGGGATGGGGGCTGAACCGGGAAAACTGGGTAATTGGAAAGAAAGTCCATTACGGGGATCCGAGGGGAACAGATGTCTGGAGAGAGCTGGATATCTTTCTTTATTATACAAGGTATAAACATTTCTGCGGCAGAGAGTTTGGAATAACATGCGCAGTTATTGACGCAGGTTATCTGACAGAAGAAGTGAGCGCATTTACAAAGCCCAGGAAAAAACGTCACGTATATGCAATACAGGGCGCGTCAAATCCAGATGCACCTATGCTGAAACAGGGAAAAACAAGCAGCAGGAAAGCAATACTTTTCACACTCGGCACACATATCCTGAAAGAAACCATAACAACATGGATAGATTCCGGCCCCGGTGAGCCCGGATATATGCATTTCAAAAAAGACACCTGCAATGAGGAGTATTTTCTCCAGCTGACGGCGGAAAAATGTATCGAGACAAAAAATAAAACCGGCAAGAAAACAAGAGAATGGGTAAAGCTCCGGGACAGGAACGAAGTCTTTGACCTTACATGCTACAACTTAGCTGCTTATCACATAATCGGGGCGCCCGCTGAAACATATGCGAAACAGATAGAAAAAATAAGCGGTATGCCAGTCTCAGATGCTGAACAGCATGAAGAACAAAAGCAGGAACCGAAAAAGATAAAGCCGAAAATACTTATAAAGAGGTGAGCAAATGGATGAAGAAAGACTAACAGTAAAGGACGTTGCGTACAGGGAGGATGTGAGTCAGCAGACTGTGTACCGCTGGGTTGCCGAAGGGTATATCGAATATGAAAAGCGTCCCGGAAAAAACGGCGGGATAGTGATCACAGTTGAGTCTTATAAAAGATTCAAATCAGAGTGTGCGGCAAGACAGATCAACTCATAAAGGAGGCGTGTAATGAGCTTTATCGTAGGGATGTGCTGCCCGGACTGCGGCACAAGGTTAGTTAACGCAAGCGGATGTTGTATGTGTCCTACCTGCGGGTGGAGTGAGTGTGCATAAGTGGGAAGTGCTAAGTTTTGGAAAAGGTGCTCGTTGACGGGTGAATATCTAACGGTATGGGATATGCCCGAAGCAGGTGGAAAAAGCAGAGAATACCAGGAGCGTATTTCTGAGAAGTATAGAAAGATTGTTGAGAAATATCGTTCGCTCGGTTTTTCTGTTGTCAGGATCGGATATATAGAAAGCTTTGAAAAAGAAACATTTCTTGTCCGGCACAGGACAAATGAGTGCTACTGGATCACCCCTGAAGGCAGAATCTATATAGCTCCACCAGGATGGCAGGAAAACCAACCAAAAGAAGGAGTTGAGTAAATGGCTTTAAAAGAGATATGTGAAGATTTTTTAAGAGAAAACGGATTTGACGGTCTTTTTAAAGATGAATGCGGGTGCAGGCTGGGGGATTTGATGCCGTGCTGTGAACCGTCCCCTGCTTGTGAGCCAGGATATCTTCAGGATTGTGCTCAGTGCTTATAGGAGGCAGATTATGATGAACGAAGTATTTAACGAAACAAATATTGCTCAGAAAGAATTTTCGCAAAAGGTAACATTGCTGGAAAGGATGAAAGACATTGCAAGTGAATCTGAAAATTTTGAAGAGTTCTTTACCAACGTAAAGAACTACCTGGGCTGGATAAAGCTAACCAGGATATTAGAAGTCATGGGGGAAAACGGTGATCATGATCTGGGTGAGTTTTACGAGAAATACAGTCAACAGGTATGAATAACAATACAGAATAACAAAATCTTTCCGGGAAGCCTGGCCATCAGCTGGATCCAAACCAAGGTCAGGCTTTATCATAATAGCAGAGGAAAACAACGCTATT